CGCCGCGCAGGGCGATGGCGCGCACGATCTTCTGGCTGGTGATGTTCGCAGAACCTGATCCTGCGCCAGTGTAGTCGGCAGGGTCGCCGGGCACCGACCACGCGACGTAGCCGTCATTGCCGAAGATAAAGGTGTACGGGTGCAGCGTCACGACGCCGCCCGTGAGGCTGACCCCGGCCGGCAGCTCTCCACCACCAGTCGTCAATTCCGTGAGCACTCCGGTGCCGAGAAGGTCACCGATAAAGAGCTGGCCGCCCTCGTCGTTGCAGATGCAGTTTAGGTTCGGCGCCACTTGCGCGATGATCTGCAGCGCCGCCCCGTCGTAGTTGGTGTCGAACTGCCAGAGGTTTCTGGCGTCCGTCGTCAGGGTTGTCGGCGTGCGGTCAACAATCACGGACGTGTTATTTGAGCCGTCTATGTAAAACCGCTCGACCAGATTGGCCGATCCAGCGTGAACGTAGGTGAGCTGGTTTTGCGTGTAGACGTACAGGGAGCGGACCAAGCCCTGCAGGTACTTGTTGATCGCCCGGTAGCCGCCCATCTTGCGCGGCAGGCCGCGCTGAAACCGCACCCAGCGTCCGTCGACGTAGTTATCACCCTCGAACTTGGTGCCGTCGCGCTTGATGCCCGGAGCCGACGCTATGCGGACGATGTTGTCAGCCATTAGCTGATCGCCACCGCAAAGCTGTAGGCGTCGTCGGCGCCGATCGCGCCGATCGCCGTGCGCGCCACGGCGGGGCTGGCCGCCTCAAAGACCGCGATGCCCGTCGCCGTGCCGCCCAGATTGATGAGCGCGCCGCCGGCAGACGTCGCCCCGGTGCCGCCGTCGGCGATGCCGATCGGCGTGGCGATGCCAGCCGTGGCCGCGTTCACCACATCAGTGCCGTCGCAGTAGTAGATGCCGCGCGCGCCCTGAACGACGTTAGCCTCGGGCGACTGCGTAGCCGTGGCAAGGCCCAGAGAGAAGGAGCCAGTCGTCGCGTTATCGACCCAGTATTGCTGCGTGGTGCCGGGCACCTCAATGACCATATCGGCAACCAGCGTGCCGATGAACTTGTAGGCGATGCGGTTCAGCTCGGCACCCGCCAGCACATACGGACTGCTCTGGCTGGTCAGATCAATCGACGTGTAGTCAAAGGCAAACACGGCGTCCTGACCGAAGCCCACGGTGTACCAGCCGATGCCGTCGCTGTTGACCACGGCGCTATCGCCGGGACGCAGAACCAGCGTCGATGCGCCGTTGATCTGCTCGGACCCGGCCGGGTCTATGGTCAGGTTGCCGGAGCCGCTGTTGCGCGCCGAGAGGAAGAAGCCGTTGCCAACAGTTGCCGCCGCCGGAAGGGTGAGCGTGCCGACGCCACCCTCCCAGACGTACAGGGCCGCGCGGTCAGCCGCACCCGCCGTGTAGTTGGCGTTGAACGTGACCGTCGGATACGCCTGCGACAGCACGCTGCCCTGCGCCACGAGGCCGTAACCGGCGAGGGCCGAGGCCTGCGCCTGCGCGGTCGCCGCGCCGTAGCGGAACGTGCGCCACGAGCCGGCGGCGGTGGTGTTGTCGGTCAGGTAGATCTGCCACTGCTGACCCTGCTGGATCGAGATCAGGGTGGAACCCGTGCTGCTCTTGATCGTTATGGTGTCGGGGCCGATGTTGTTGAAGAGCGTGGTCTGGCCTACGCCAGTCTGGTCTCCCGGCGGCATGAAGATGGAGTAGGCGCCCGTCGGCGTCACGTCGATGATGCGAGCGGCGACGTCCGGCCCGGTGTTGGCCTCCAGCGGCCACGACAGGGTCGTGTCCGCAGTAAGGGCCAGCGCCAGATAAGACACATTCGACGGGTAGATCGTCGTGCCGCCGAAGACCTGCGTGTAGACGGACATTTAAGCCTCCTTGCGAACCGTCGAGCGGTCCAAGATTTTCTTGAGATCTTCGCCGTTCAGCATGGCCGCGGCGCGATCGTACATGGCCTGCCAGACCTGTATGCGCTCGTCGTTCTTGAGGAACGGCGTGGCCTCCAGAAGCGACGCATACAGGAGCAGCTCCGGGGCGTACTCCGTGATCCAGTTGGTCTGAACCTCGTCGCTCAGAAGCGGCGGCAGCTCATAATACAGAACCTCAAAGGGATACTCCGCATCCGGCGTGGGGGCGACAAGCCAGTGACTGTAGTCGTAGTCGCCGTAAAATTGCGGCGTTCCGGTCTGGGTGCTGTCGGGCCAGTAGCTGCGCAGATACTCATAGCCTCGCGTGAAAAGGAACTGGCGCGTGTCGTTGTTAGCGCCCGTCCCGATGTTGATGCTGATCGTGTCGCGCCAGCGATCCGGCTTGTCGTAGACCGACAGGCCGACGCTCATGGTGCCCGTGACCACGTTGATAAAGCCCTGAACCTTCAGCTCGCGGGCAATGCGGCGCTCGGCCAGATTGATGAGGCGCGGGATCTGCTCGTAGACCACGGCGTCCGAGGCCAGCGTGGCGCCGCGCTCGAGATAGCGCCGCATGTCCTGCTGCAGCGTCGTGAAGGTCGTTGTGGTGGCGGAAGTCATTTATCTGCCTTCCCGTCGAGCTTGTCGAAGATCTTACCGAGCATCTTCTTCACTTCTTGCATGTCCTCGCGGTAGTCCTCTTTCGCAACGTAGGTGTGCTGAAAGGAACGCACGTCCTTATCCAGACGCTCCACGGCCTTGTAGATACTGTTGAGTACCCAGCCGCCGAAAAAGGCGGCGAGGGCCACGGCTCCGTTGAACAGGACTTGGTAATCCACGGTCACTTCAGGTTCCTCAGCTTGTAGATGGTGCTGAGGTACACGTCGCCAAGACTGTCGATCAGGTTGGCCACGGCGCGGTTGCCCTTGCAGATTTCCTCGTGGTGCTCCTCGATCCAAGCCGCCTCGGCCTCGAGGTGCTTGAGGATGTCGTTGTCGCTCTTCTCCGGTGCCGGGATGGTGCTGACCAGCTCAAACGCGCCCTGATAGGCCTCGACGATGTTGTCCAGCGCGTCGATCACGTCGTCGTAGAAGTGGCCCAGCGCCTTGTGCTGGGCGTAGGACTTGGTGCGCCAGTGGTTCCAGTGCGCCAGATTGCGGCTGTGGAACACGCGGCTGATTAGGACTTCGATCATCACTCACTCCCAAGGGGCAGGAGAGCTGCTTCAGCCTCTCGCCTCGCGACTAGACCCGGTAGGACACGGCCGCCACCACGGACCCATCTCCTCAACTGCTCTCGCGCCCCGGTCCAGTCACGGGAGTTTACTTTACGGCGCAAGGTGCTGGTCTGAAGTCTACCAGTTCCGAGGTTATAACAGAAGTCCGTCAGCGCGTTGACCGTTTTGACGTCCCCCCGGATCGCCGGGCAAAACCGCAGGACCGCAGGCAGATAGCGATGCCGCAGCTCGGTCTCCATCAGCGCGTGGGCGTCTTCCTTGCTGATGGGCGCGTCGGCCAGCGTCACGGGCCTGCCGTCGGCGTAGTGCGTCGAGCCGTAGCCGATCGTGGCGATACCCGCCGGGCACAGATAGGGCTTGGCCCTGAACCCCTCAAACCGCTTCACCAGCTCTATGGCCAATGCCAGATCCATCAGATGCCACGCTTGGCCAGCGTCCGGTCAAGGATCCAGTAGTTCACGACGCCCGACAGCAGGGCCATGTCGTCAACGGACCACAGCTTCGGCATGACATCCACGAAGGGGGCGCCCATGCGCATGGCGTCCCACGCCAAGCAGATTTTTACCAGTCCGTACAGGAGCAGCATGTAATACGTCATAACCGGCCGCACGGAGGCGGACAGGGCGGCGGCCCAGCCGCCGGCGGCCTTCACCATCTCGGTCTGCTGGACGATGGCCGCCTGCAGGGCGCCCATGGCGCCGGTGTCGAGGGTGGACTCCCGCGCGGCGCTGATCTCGGACAGCTTCTGCGCGCCGCGGTTCTTCTCGAGGTCGCACTGCTTGTCGAACATCGACAGTTCGTGGGTGCGCTCGTTCTTCTTGTCGAAAGACTTCAGAACCTCCGGCACGAGGCGAAACACGCCGCCCAGCAGGCTTCCGAAGATGCCGCCTCCCAATAGTTCAAACATCTGCGTTTCTCCTTTTAGGCTGCGGTTTCAATGGGTTGCGAGATGATCTCAAGGTTCTTCTGCAGCCGGACGTCGGCTGGGTTGTGCGCGACGGCCAGCCGCGCCTGCTCGGTGGCGACGTCACGCAGGCCCAGATGCCACGCGGCGATGCTCGCCAGATCGTGCGGCTGGGAGCCCCAGACCTCGGGGTCGCAGGTGTAGACCAGAGCGCGATCGGTGATGGCCAAGGCGCGCATGGCGGCGGCGTAGCTCTCCGCCCAGCGGCCTTGGCGGTACGTCAGGAGGGCCATGGCGCACCACGGCTCGCGGGTGTTGGGGGCCTCGGCACAGGCCCTGTGATAGGCCGCCTCGGCATCCCACGGCCTGCCCAGCTCCTCGTAGCACTTGCCCATGACCCGGTAGGCGTAGCACCTCTCGTTGTGCCAAGTAGCTGCGGGCAGTTTCAGATACCGCTCGCATGCGGCTATGGCGTCGCTCCAGCGCCGGTGGAAGGACAGCTCGCGAGCGTAGTAGAAGGCGTTGCGGGGGCAGGCCGGGTCTTCCTTGACCGACAGCTCCAGCAGGTCGAGGTACTGCCCCCGGCTCTTGGTCGGGTCGGGGTGGTGGCTGACCAGCAGCATATCCGTGTCGGCCCAGACCTCTCTCGTGCGGCCGTCGGGCACCGGGTATTCATGGCACGGGTGATGCCACAGGTAGCCCTTGCGGTGGTGGATCTTCTCGTACTTGAACTTGATGCCGCAGCCCCAGTCGAAGAAGTAGCGCAGGCGGGTCGTGTCGTCCTTCCAGACGCGCTCGATCTCCTCGCGCCAGCCGGGCTCTAGAACCTCGTCGAGGTCCAGTGAGATACAAACATCAGCATCGCCCGGTATAAGCGCCAAGGCAGCATTGCGAGCAGTATCAAAGCGCCAAGGGCTGATGCAAATACTATGAACAGCAGCACCACAGCTCCGTGCAGTATCCACTGTCCCATCTGTGCTGCCAGTGTCTGCAATGACGACATAGTCGGCCTCTATGGCTGAATTGCAGAACCGCTCGACGAACTGCTCTTCGTTCTTGCTGATAGCGTAAACGGCGATCTTCAAAGGCTGTCCCCTTTTGTGAAGATTGTCGCACAGGTTCTCGACCGTTGACCAGACATAGACGCCGATCTCGCCGTCCACCGCCGACCAGCTCGGCTCCCCGAGCGCCGTCTTGACGCGCTCGTCCGTCCAGTCGTCCACGACGTGCCGCTCATACGGGTTGCCGCCCCACTCCCCCTGCGGGTAGTGGCCGATCGGGATGCTGGCGATGACGGTGTCCGCGCACGCCTTGAGCTTCTCCAGAAGCGCGGCGGCCTCGTCTTCGGTCATGTGCTCGAGGACGTCGCCCGCGAAGGCCACGTCGAAGTGCTCGTCGGGCGCGAAGGTGTGGGTTCTGGCGTCGGCGACGATCAGCGTCGGGTACAAAGACCGCAGGCCATAAGCCTCAACGTAGGGCTCCCAGACCTCGATGCCGGTCCAGTCAGCATCAGGGAACAACTTGGCGTAGGTTCCCTCGCCGCAGCCGATGTCAAGCATCCTGTCGTGCTTGAGAGCGCCGACGATGCGCCTTATGTAAGCCTTGCCGTCCTGCGAGCTAGTTGGCATGTCTACTTCTTCAGTTGTTCGAGTAGCATGACGCGAACATGAAGATCGTTGATCTCGCGCTGAAGGGTGTCTTTCAAAATAGCGCGGCGTTCGGCGGAAAGCGGGCTGTCCGTGGGGGTGCCTTCCTTGGTGATAAGCGCGGGCATGGCAGACTCGATCTTTACCAGCCGCTCATTGGCAGACGACACCTGCCCCAGCAGCCAAGCCAAGGCCGCGACGATGATCGGGATTACCGCTTTTAGAACGTCTGCCCAAGCCATGCCGCCTCCTACGTCCAAGCGAAGATAACGACGCCGCCGCCGACAGCACCAGCAGTGCCGGGGGCGCTCGCACCATCACCACCAGTACCATACGCCGTGCCACCAGAGGCACCGCCAGCGCCGCCGGGGTTGCCGCTGCTGCTGCTAGTAGAGCCGTTGCCGCCAGCAGAGCCGCTGGTGTTGGTAGAGCCGCCAGATGCAGAACCGCCAGCACCGCCAGCGCCGCCGCTACCAGAATCCGCACTAGTACCGGAACTACCACCGCCGCCCGTCAGAGACACAGACCCTGCGGCAAGCGAACCCGTCGTGGTCGAAGAAACACCGCCGGATGTGCCAACGGAATACGCCACCGTCGTAGACCAATCACCCAACGCGACTGCTCTGGTTATGGTTGAGTAGCCAGCACCGCCGCCACCGCCGCCGCTGTTGTAGACATCTCCAACAAAATCGCTGTACGAACTACCACCAGTGCCGCCAGCGCCGACTACAGTAAGGGTCAGGCTAGACGCACCCGTAGGCACAGTCTCGTTGCCAGATCCACTGGTGTAGGTATTGGTTACTGGCGTGAAGTTAACTGTACCAGCCAGTTTGGAGAGCGGTATCGGCAGGCTGCTTGGCACAGCCCCATTAACGCCTGTTGTTCCGGGCGGAACGTAGGTACCGCCAGCCAGATAGGAACTGAGCGAGCCGGGACCGCCAAATATAGCTACGACACTTGTAAGTTGTGCTGGGTTTGAAACAGGCATGTTTAACCCTTCAGCGCCTTAACTTCAGCCCGCAGTTCCTTGATTGCCTCGACCAGCAGTGGAATGACACGATCATAGGCTACGACCAAATACTCAGGATCAACCGACCACCGGCTAACAGCTTCCGGCAAGACTTCATGCAGGTCTTGGGCAGACAAGCCAACCTGCTGATCTTCTTTGACCTGACCCAGCGAACGAGCCTTGTCGTTGTTGCGGTAATAGAACCCGCTTAGGGCGTCTACCTTATCCAGTGCATCAATAATCGGGCCGTAAACGTCCTTCAGCCGGGTGTCCGAGGTGGCCGTGAAATCCACGGCAGTGTAGGAGTTGGCGCTGTTCAGGGCGTTGGCTGTAGTAGCGGTGGTGGCCGTGGTGGCCGTGGTGGCCGTGGTGGCCGTAGTGGCCGTCGCAGCATTGCCAGTTGTGTTCTGGTTCCAAGTAGGAACGACACCAGTGAGGCCCGAATATGCCACATTGGTAGCAGTCGCAGCATTACCGCTGATGCTGATACCCCAAGTACCCGAGGCACCGGAACCGCCACGCGATGGGACATCAAGCGCAGACTGTGCCGTAGCCTGTGATGTCCCACCCGTACCGCCGTTGGCAACGGGTAGAGTGCCCGTAACCTGACTTGTCAGGCTAACACCGGAAAGCGTACCACCCAGTGTTATAGTGCCGGTAGAAGTAATTGTACCACCAGTCAGAGTAATGCCATTTACACTTCCAGAAGTGGCGACAGACGTAACCGTACCGCTGCCTCCCGTAGCCGCAATAGTTATGGTGCCAGAGCCGTTTGTTACGGAGATACCACTACCCGCAGTGATAGCCGCGCGCGTGAAGCCCGTGCCGTTGCCGATGTCGATCTGGCCATTGGAGGGCGTGGACGTCAGGCCCGTGCCGCCGTTGGCAACTGGCAGAGTGCCAGAGACACCAGCGGTCAGGGAGACACCCGTGCAGTTCGCCAAGTTACCGGAAGTGGGGGTGCCGAGGATCGGGGTAACCAGCGTCGGGCTGGTGGACAGGACAGTATTACCCGTCCCGGTAGAAGTCGTAACGCCCGTGCCGCCGCTAGCCACCGGAAGGGCGTTGCTGAAGGACACGGTGGTGGCCGAGAGGGCGCCCGTGACGGTCAGGCCCGCGCTGGAAATGTCCAGCACCTTCGCGCCGCTGGCGGCCACGCCGATGTTGTTGGCGCCGATGCGGTAGAGGCCAGTGTCGTTGTCGCTGGCCCATGAGTAGGCGGGCGCGCTGACAACACCGCTGATCTGCAGGAACTGGTTGCTGTTGCCTATGCGCTCGCCGGTCATTAGGAAATCTCCATCACGGAGACGACCACGTCGCACGCGGCGGCGCAGGTGACGGTGATGCTGTCGGCCGCCTCGAGCACGACGCGGTTGTTGTTGTTCAGGACGTTCAGGTTAGACGCCGCGGGCACCGGGGTGACCAAGCACAAGTTGGCCGTGACGGCGGCCGAGCTGTCGATCACCTTGACGGTGGCCGTGGTGTCGGCGCCGGCGGCGTTGGCGACTACTAGGCCTATGACCGTGGCCGTGGTGGCGCCGGGGCAGGTGTAGACCGTCTGCACCGAGGTGACGCTGGCCTTGACGCCGTTCTTGAAGGTATTTGCCATGTTCTAAGTCCTTTGTCGTTCTGCGGGCCGGTCTACGGGAAATTGCCGCCCACGGGGTTCGGGAAGCCCTCGGGGGCTGCGGTGCCGATCTTAGCACCCGCAGGGACGGTGGTCGATGTCCACGGGCTTTCGTTCAGGGGGCTTCCGGGGCCGGGTTAACCTGCGGCGCGGCCTGCTTCTGGATTTCGGCAATCACCGGGGCGACCGTGATGTACGGGGCATTACCCAGTGCCTGCATGATGATGTTGACCTGTTCGATAGTGAGTTCGAGGTTCATTAAACGCTCCAAGGAAGGGGTGGGGTTACGACAGGGGGATTGACCTGATTGGCAATGTTAGTGTCAAGCGCGGCCTCAACAGCAGCCTGATCGACGCCGTTAGCCCAGACCCAGCCCTGTACCTGAGCCTGTGTCAGATCGGCATAGGGGGTGTAGGGGTCACCCGCAACGTAAGGGACGCTCACGGTGCCGTACTGGGTGGCATAGTAGGTGCCGTCCGTGGCGTTACAGCGCCAGCCCACGGTGAAGACGACATCCGTCTCGCCTTCGGCTTCCGGGTAGCAGTTCATATATTCGACAAGCCATGTGTATGTGTTGGTCATTATTTATTCTCCAGTGCTGCGAGGCGGGTGGTGAGTTCTTGGATGGCGGCGACCATTAACGGGATCACTTCGGTGTAGCGCAGGGACAGGGTGCCATCTGCATCCGTGCTAACCGCCTCTGGCAGTACCTTCTGCACATCCTGCGCGATGAGGAAAGACCGGCTCATGCTTTCGGCATCAGTCTTGTAGCGGCCAGTAACGGCCCGCAATGACCCAACCTTTTCCGCGCCGGATTGAATTGGGGCAAGGTCTGTCTTTAGGGTTTCGTCGGAAACAGCCGCCCAAGCCGTAGCGGCAGAAGCCAAAGTTACACCGCCACTACCACCAGCAATTACATAGGCTTGGTTATTTGCGAGCCACTGGATGTTTGGCGTACCGCCGCCTGTGCTGACAAACGTGCCAGCGGCAACACCGTTGCGATTAAAGTTTATAAGGTTAGAATTATCGTTATCAGTCCGAAGCACTAACGCATTGCCGCTGCTGCCGCTGTTATAGCCGGAAAGAGCTTGATTGCCTGTACCAGCAACTACTTCCAATTTTGCAACAGTTGTCCACCCGCCAGTAGTCGTTGTCCCCACCAGCAGATTGCCGCTGGTGTCGATGCGGGCTTTTTCAACGCTGTTGATGCCGAAGTAGATGGGCTGGGCTGCTTCAGTATTAAATGTAATGCCGCCAGCACCGCCGCACCCAATATACGCACCGTTCGTCCTAGCTACGCCGGAACTTGTATAACCTGTGCCAAACATAGCAAGACTAAGAGAAGCCGTACCGTTAGAAGCAGAAAAGAAAGCAATCGCCGCAGCACCGGCGTTTGAGTTTAAAAGCTTTGTTATCGTATTGCCATTCTGGTTCTGCGTAATATCCAGCACGTTGACCGGCGTCATGCCGATGCCGACTAGGCCGCCGTTGGCGACGGTAACGGCCACCGCGCTGTTGACATTTAAACGGAGCGAGCCAGTGCCTTTCGTATTCAAATCAATGCCGACATTAGTATCAGTACCGCCCGCCGCGAAATACGCTGGCTCGCCCGTGGTATTGGCGTTCATGCTAATGGTCGCGGCAAGCGTAGCACCCGTGCCAGCAGCGGTAATCGCCCCACTAAAATTAGCCGCAGCCGCCGTCAGGGTGCCGCCAAGCGTAGACGCGCCACTAGCGCCAAAGGTACCAGTCACATCCAGTGTGCGCGTAGGACTAGCGTTAGCCACACCGATGCGGGTGTTGGTCGTATCCGGCGTCAGCACATCAACAAGCTGGCCTAACTTTGTCGTGAGGTTCGCGGGCATTATTTAGCCTCCAGTGCTGCGAGGCGGGTGGTGAGTTCGGCTATCGAAGCCTTCAGGGCTTCGTTTTCGCTCTGCAACATCGTCACAACCGCGCCAGTGATGTTGGTTACGTCATGGTGATAGACGGCCAGCTTGTCGCTTTTACCTTCTTCCCAAAAGTCCACCAATTCTGGTGCTACCTTGGCGAAAGCCTTGCGAACACCCTGCGCCGTGTAACCATAATTCCAGTCATCGTGCGTCTGGTCCTCGTACTTGTGTCGGTTCCAGTCGATGTTTTTATGGGCTTCCCACAAAGCGGCGGAAAGATCGGCGCTGTCAGCAATGTTTTCAATGAACGGCTTAACCCCCACATCGGACAAGTTGACGTTGTTTGCCGAATAGTTTGCGATGCCGCCATTTGAATAGACAATAAACCGAGCCCCCCCTGTCCCGTCTGCGAAAATAAATGTGTTTGTCGCATTATTCGGATCCGCTGCGGAGTAACCAAGGCGAAGTGCGTAAGGAGAAGCATTTGTATTAGTCAGACGCAAAACATAGTCACCACCGCTCTTGCGAAATTCGCTTTGACCAAGATTTGTCGTCGTCCCCACCAGCAGATCGCCGCTGGAGTCCAGTTTCATTTTTTCGACGTTATTGATTGCGAAAAACATGGACTGGGCTGCGCCTGTAGCAAGCGTCAGACCACCGGGGCCATCGCACGTTATCAAGCCACCGCCCTGCCGATAAATGCCGGAAGTTGTCCAAGCCGTTCCAAACATAATTTGCTGGAGAGCGTGGGTGCCGTTGGTAAGTACAGCAAGGGTGGTCGCAGCAGTACCGGCGCTGCCGTTTACGAACCGATACCCGTAGGTGTTCCCGTTTGCGTCCAACCGCCCGTCAACCAGAACAGCGGCATTATTAGCAACGCCAATACCGATTGTGCCAGTCGCTACGTTGCTTGTGCCGCCGACATTCAGATTTCCACTAAATCCACCCGTACCCGTCACATCCAGTGTGCGGGCGGGCGTCATGCCGATGCCGAGGCCGGAGGCGTTAATACGGGCGCGTTCGGTCCCAGCTATATTGAAAGTTTGGTAAGTCCAGTCAGTACCTGCGCAGTGAACGACGCCTGTTCCGGCTGTTGACAGCAATAAAGATGTAGCAGTCGCCCCATCAGAGATTTGGCCGATAAAACCTGTAGCATAACGGTTAGATGCTCCGCCAATGTTATGCGTAGCGTTTGCGGTAGGCTGGACGTTTTGGGTGTTGACGGTACCAGTCAGTGTCGGGCTTGCGCTCAGCACCATGTTGCCCGTGCCAGTCACTGCGTTGCTTAGGGTGACGCCGCCGTAGGTCAAAGCACCAGAAAGCGTAGTGGCCCCTGAGTGGGTTACGGTACTGCTAAACGTACTTGTTCCAGTCACCGCCAGAGCATTAGAGCCGATGGTTGCGCCGCCGATTGCCAAGGATGTGGCGGTGGCAACGCCCAGTGCGGGGTTGAGCGTCGTGGATACGGTCCACGCGATGGTCTCGACAATATCGTTAACAGCACAGGCAGTACCCAGAACGACGGAGGTTCCGTTGGTAGCCGTGTACTCCGAAGAGGAGAGCTTGGAGCCGTTGTAGTATACGTCCACAAAGCCCACCGTGTAGGTCACGCTGAACGTCGTCTGAGCCGCCGTGGCCGTGAAGGTCGTCTTGGTATAAACGCTAAGACCAGACGCCCCAGTAGCCTGCCAGCCAACGCCATTGTACGTCCAAGTACGCCCGTTGTAGGTGTACGTCTGGTTCAGCGTCGGCGTCGCGGGGAAGTTGATAGCCATTTATTTAGCCTCCAGTGCTGCGAGGCGGGTGGTGAGTTCTTGGATGGTAGCTTGCTGTTCCTGCATGGCGGCGACGAGATGGGGAACAATTCTGCTGTAGTCAACGCCCTGTGGTTTAATTCTACCTTCAGCATCTACGGCGTCTTTTTCACCGCTAACAGCGTTGGGGATTACAGCTTGTAACTCGTGCGCAATAAACCCTACGTCCTGTAGTTTATCGGCAATCCAGTCGTATGTACGGGGTTGCAACTGAGAAATTACATTCAACCCGCTAGTATATGTTGCGACGTTTTCCTTTAACCGATAATCGGAGGATGTATTGTAAAGTACCGTATTACCAGCGCCCCGGCTTACGCTGCCGCAAAGGTTTGTGTTGCATATGAAAGGTAGAAAAGTAGTGCCAGCAGTGCCAGCAGACTCATTAATGGTTAGACCGTTGCTAACAGCACCATTATAAGTAACTTCTAGCTTGCCACTATATGTGCTAGTTGTTTTATTAATAAACAGATTGCCACTGGTGTCGAAGCGGGCGACTTCGGAGTTGTTGGTGCCAAACACCATTGGGGTATTAGTCGCAGTGTAA